AGATCTATATCCATTGCGCTGCCGGGATCCATCGTGCTCCGTCTATGGCCTACGCTCTGCTTCGCGCGCTTGGCTACGACTATCACGCCGCCTTCGGAGCCGTCAAGCAAGCCCGACCCATCGCCAGACTCCGCTATCGCAAGGACGCCGATCGATGGCTCTACAACCTGAAGACGAACGCATCGGCACCCAGTACGATGACGAGGACGAAGACTACTTAGAAGACGCGCTGGGGAATATGTATAACGACGAAGACGACGAGGAGGATGAGGATGATTGATGGACTTACAGCTCTCGGACTTCTTACGACAGGCGCGCTTATCGGATACTCGCTCTCATGCTTGGCTGGATACCTTCGAGCTCCGTCGCCATCATGTGCTCATACAATTGGTGACGCCGGAGGGGTTGAGCAATTCGGGTCTATACCTAGCCTTAAGCGACAAACTACCAAAGTACTACGGCGTGGTACGAAAGGTCGGAAGCGCCGTGGAGGGCGTGGTCCCGGGGGATCGCGTGATCGTGCCGCGTTACGCGGGCGAGCCGATCGCAACGGATAACTACATATTCGACGAGGCAGACGTGCTCTGCACTATAAGGGAGATACATGAATAAACTTGGAGACGCTATCGAGGCCGCCCAGGAAAAAGCCACAGAACGATTCACTGAAAACCCCGAGCACTTTCTCGAGGTACGCATCACCTATATGGGCGAGACTCTGGCATTGGGGAAACTGGAGGTTCATGACCGTGGAGAAGCAGAAGAAGCAACCATCCTCGTCGCAAAAGCCATCGCAGACAGGGCCAGCGCCGTTCGGGTCCACCTCGATCCCGATCTCGCTTGAGGTGCATTTCGTGTGCGACGGCGAGCCGATCGCGTTGCTGACCTCTAGCATGCCCACCATGAAGGAAGCGCTCGACGTGATCGGTGCATCCGCGGGCGTGATTAAGACGTTGTGCGATGAGGTGGAGAAAGAGATCAAGAAGATCATCGTGCCGGGGGCGACGGTATGAGGTGGGGCATAACGTCGGGTAGCCTGCTATCCGCAACGCTTCCGTATATCGGCGCGATCGAGACGGCGTGTGATCGGTTAGATTTCCCATACTCTCTCGCCTATGCGATAGCATGGCGAGAGTCAATTCACGGGGAAGTGGCTGGACTCTGGCCGAGCGCTGCCGCAGTGGTCTCGCCGGACGGTGGGCACGGTCTGTTCCAGCTCACTTCCTGGGTGCCGGACACCTGGGCCACGCCACAGATGAACGCGTTCTATGCTATACAGGACTGGTTGGAGGCAGATGCGGTACACTACTTCAGGACGTATGACCTCACGGGAGAAAAACTTGTTGTCGCTGTGGCGGTGGCTTTCAACGCCGGAAGACTCTCTCTCATTGGCAGACTTCTGCAAGCGGCTCACTCCGCGGATGAAGGGGCACACGCGCTGGACCGTTACACTACCGATAACTATGCGACGGCGATCCTGGCCCTCTACCGAAACTTGGTGAAGACGGGTAAGCCCGATGGCGCGTAAGAAGAAGATCGTCGTACCGAACGTCTTGAACCTCGAGGAGATCGTCTGGGACGATCACCAGATGGTCACGCGCGCTATGCACGACACGGATATCCCGCAATGGTATTCGCTCGGCGTGGTGATCTACGAGGACGAGAAGCAGGTGCATCTCGGGAATTCTCTCTCGATGGAGTGCGAGAACAACGCGTTCCTCGAGGAAGAGCTCAGTTACACACAGATACTCAAGCCAACGATCGTGTCGCGCAAAGTGCTGATGACGATACCGTGGCCGCCGAAGGAAGACGATGGGACGAGTAAACCAGGAAATCCCTAAGCTCTCGGACGCGCAGTTCGCGGCGTTCATCGAAGGGTTAGACAGTGAAGACCGTCAGGAGTTTTTTTATGCATTGGGAGGTAACGAGCGGCAAGCCCGCTTCGTGGCCTGCATTGATCTGCTCATGGTGGGAGGTGTCGCCGAGGGCGGGCGCAAGGGATCGTTACAAGAAGCATATATGATGGCTACGGGATGTAGCAAGGAAAGGGCTGAAAAAGAATGTTACGAACACTATCACCATCCAGCAGTGCAGTCACTGCTTTCGAGACTCCGGTATCGGACACGCGCTTTGTTCTGGACCTCTATCGAGATGAAGTACATGGAATTCATCAAGAGTCAGATCGACCGAGCGATGGAAAGGGGCGCTTCCGAGAAGGACCGCGAGATCGCATTAAAGGCCGGACAGTCATTCTCGGCTTCGATCCGTCAGGAAGAAGTCGCCGCGCGCTCAGAGCGGACAAAGCTGGGTATGGACCGGGCTCGAAGAGGCGCGCTTGAGGCAGGTCAGATGCCGGACGCAGAAAAGGTTGTGTCCTGGCTTCGCGAATTAAAGCGGTTATATGGACCTGACGAGTTCGCTCGACTTATCAACGACAGCGATACGCCGATCTTACCTGTCGCGTGACCTCTATACGTTCTGTTCTGAAGGGCTGGGCTATTCGGATATGCGCCCGCAACCGCACGCGGAGCTGTGCGCGTTCGTCGAGTCCTACGTCCCCTACTGGCAGGGCGGCTCGCAGAACAAGGGCATGTTGCTGGTGCCGCGACGATGCTTCAAGACCTCCATCGCGTCGGTCGGGTTCCCGCTCTACGTTCTATCGAAGTATCCAAACGCACGTATACTGATCGTCGCGCACACCCACGAGTACGCGATGGAGATCCTCAGTTTTATCAAGGATCATATGGAACGCACGAGGACGTTCATCGACACCTTCGGCGACTGGCGTAAAGACTCCATCGACTGGACCGAGAAGACCGTCACCATCAATCGACGGACGAAGCCCTTGGCTCAATCGTCGATCGCCACCTCGGGCGTGGATAAGCCCATGACCGGCGGTCACTACGATATCATCATCATGGACGACCTGCATTCGGAGAAGAACATCACTTCCGATAAGCAGCTCCGCAAGGTGAAGAACGCTATCCGCTACTCGTTGCCGATCCTCGAGCCGTACGGTTCGATGCTGATCGTCGGCACGAGGTGGCACTTCGCCGATGCCTACCAATGGGTGATCGATCGACGGCGCGACGATATCAAGCGGCACCAGCCGGTGGACTGGGAGATCCTCGTCCACAAGGCCGAGAACCCCGACGGGACGCTGTACTTCCCCGATAAGCTCAACCGGGCTTTTCTCGACAACATGCGCAAAGAGATCGGCGATGAGATGTACGCCAATTTCTACGAGAACGAGCCCATCGCCGGAAGCATGCAGGTGTTCCCGCGCAGTCTCATGCAGACGTTCCAGGGACGATACCATATCCAGGACGGCATGCCGGTGCTCGAGCTGGCCGACGGCCGTAAGCTGACCCTGCGCGTGACGCTAGCCCTCGACCCGGCGCTCACCGCGCACGATCGCTCGGATGCCTCCGGCTTCACCATCGTCGGGACGGACAGCGAGAACAATTGGTGGATCCTGTGGGCCGAGGCGTTCAAGGGTCAGCCCGCGGAAGTCGTGAAGCACTGCACGGCGCTGATCCGCCACTTCCAGCCCACTGTGTTCTCACTCGAGACGGTGGCAGCGGGCCTGGTCTATAAGCCCATGATCCAGAAGGAATTCGAGGAGAACGAGATACGCATCCGCTTCGTCGATTACGACATGCCGACCAAGATCAAGAAATTCGCCCGCATCGAGGCGCTCCAGCCGCGCTTCCGCAACCGCCAGATATTCATCAAGCACGAGCTCGAGGACCTGATCACCCAGCTCACCCAGTACCCCCAGCTCCTGCACTTCGATATCCTGGATAGCCTGGCCCAGCACCTGGAGATCACCAAGGCGGCTTCTCCCGACGAGATATCGGGATTAGCCCAGTCCGAGGAGGATTACGACGATATGCCGAAAGGAAGGAAGCCGCTAGTTCTCGTACCCAATGCAGATAGCGGGAGAGGATAACAATGTCTACTAAGTGCCCCCATTGTGGATACTGCCCGACTTGCGGGCGAAGCAACGCACTACCGTATAGCCCGTTCCCATATAGCCAACCGTACTGGGGCTATCAGATCTATAACACGAGCGGAGCAAATCAAATGCAGTCCTCGTTGGGATTTACCCAAGTAGGGGACGCATGTAATCACGAAGGAATGCAATCGTAATGGAAGCAGAATTCAAAAACCGTAAGCGCCCGCATAACAAGCAGGTCTTCAAGGGCTACAAGGGTTATACGTGCCGTAGCCTCGGCGCTGCGATGGGTCAGGGCGAGACGCTCTCCATCAGCACGGGCGATCACGACATGGGCAAAGCTATGCATCAGTCGAAGCACGGCGGCTATCAGGGAGTCGAAGCTCTTCCCGGTAAGATGCACCAAGGCGCTGGCACGAACCATCGCAAGATCGGCAAGCACGTCCGCGGAGCGAAGGGCTTCTAATGCCACTTCCTAAGAAGCTCAAAAAGGGCGCATCGAAGAAAAAGAAAAAGTCCGTGATGCAGGCGACTATGCATGACCTGAAGCATGGACCGCACCACAAGGATCGTACGCGCAAACAAGAGATCGCTATCGGACTGAAGCAGTCTGGTCAGAGCAATAAGAAAGGCAAGAAGAAGAAATCTAAGAACAAGAGGATCGCATGAAAATCAGAAAGGCAAATCTCCCGTCGAAGCATAGCGCCACGGTTCCCGGCTTCACCGGCCATCCGACGCGAGGCTGGGATCTAACGAACGGTGTGCTCTCGGGCCACAAGTTTAAGGCTGTCGGTAATGGTCCGTTCATCGATGGCGAGGGCCACGAGACGAAGGGTGATATCATGGAGCAGTACAGCCGCTTCATGTCGAATGCGCGCAAGGGTCATGCGGGATTCAAAGTCGCGAGCAATCACGAACGGATGGGCTCGGGAACGCACCAGGCCAAGCATCCGCATAACCCACGCGGGAAATACTCCACGCACCGAAATCGTCAGAAGGGTTAACCTATGCCTTCAGGTGGGATGGGGTCTGCTCAGACTACCGCGACTCCGCCCCAGCCGGTAGAGCTCAAGAAGCCCCCATTAGATAAATCGATCCGCGAGAATGTTGGTCGGGCTCTGTATGAGTCCATCAATGCTTCGCGTTCCGATCGCACGGGGCTCGATCAGTATCTCCAGCGAGCGCAGGCGCTCTACGAGCAGAAGCTGGTACCGCGCGACTGGCCGTGGCCCAACGCATCGAACGTCTTCGTGCCGATCATCCCGAAGATGGTGGACACGCTCGCCGCCCAGCTCTCAGGGATCATCTTCGCACCGCGTTTCTACCTGGTCAATGCCAACACGCCGGACGCGTCCAAATTCCAGGCCGAGGTAGAGCGCTACTACAACACCGAGCTATGGCGACACCGCTGGGACGAGAAGCACTACGAGATGGTGCATCAGTCGCTGATCGACGGCACCGCTATCATGGAGGTGCTGTGGAAGCGTAGCCACGCCCAGCGTACCGTCGTGATCGTCGAGCCGATGACAGATCCGGAGACAGGCTTCAAGGTGCTCGATCTGAAGACGGGTCAGCCGAAGATCAAGCACACTACACAGAAAGTCGACGTCGTGGAATATGATGACGTCGAGCTCTCGGTCACGCGACTCGAAGATTTCATGGTCATCCCCTCTTGGCAGTACGGCATCGAAGAAGCGATGGCCGTAGCGATCAAGCTATGGCTCGACGAGAACACCCTCAATGAGATGGTCGAGGCTGGAGTGCTCTGGGGTGATGAGGTCGAGGCCTCGCTCGCCTACGTGCGCGGGGGCGAATCCGAACGCGGTCGAGATATCCAGGGAGTGAGCGCAGTCGATATCGGCGGTAAGATCGCCGTCACCGGGGCCGAACAAGGATCGCCCCAGTCAGACGTCCCGCAGATGCGGGGACCTATTCAGGTGTGGAGAGTCCACTCCAGACAGTTCGATCTCGATGGCGACGGTTCGCCCGAAGAGAACGTGTTCTGGGTGGCGGAGAACAATGAACACCTACTTGGTTATGATACCTACCGCTACTGGCACGGTAAGCGGCCTTTCGTGGCGTGTACGCCAATGGCTCGCCCCGGGCTTTTCTATGGATTCGGTGTTCCCGAACGGCTTGACAGTATTCAAACAGAAGCCAACGCGAACCACAATCAAAGAATTGATGCGATTAATCTCGCTCTCTCTCCCCCGCTCCTCATCAAAACGGGAACCCTTGCACGACTAGCCGAGCATACGTATCACCCGGCTGCGCAATGGGAAGTCGACGATCCGGGCGACGTCCTGCCGCTTCCGTTCCGTGACGTACCGCAGAGCACCTGGCTCGAGGAAAGCAGCCTCACCGCTATGGCCGAGGGTCTGATCGGGCTGTCCGACCCCATGACCGGCGTGGTCGGCAAGGGTGGAAGACGCACGAAGGCCGAGGTTCAGGCCGCACAAAACTCTGCGGGCGTACGCATCAATCTCATGGCCGCACGGATCCGTCAGACCTCGCGCGATATCTTCTGGCAGATCCACCAGCTCAAGCTGCAGTATGGCCCCGACGAGCAGGAGATCAACACCTACCAGGGTGGTCAGCCGCTGAAGCTGATCATCAGCAAAGAGAAACTCGCGCAGGATTACTCGCTCGATATCGTCGGGGCGGGCGGGCCGCTCGATAAGAAAGCTCGCCTCGACGAGATGATGTTCCTGTATAATCTGCTCATGCAGAACCCCGACGTGGTGGGAGATCCGATCCACCGCTACCGTGTGACGCGCATGTTGCTCGAACAGTTCGAGCTGCCGGACGTCACCTCGCTCATCGGGACCGAAGAGGAAGTCATGCAGAAGATGCAGCAGATGATGCAACAGCAACAGATGATGGGAGGAGGAATGAATGGACAACCCAATGGACAGCCAGGAGGCCAAGGAGCTATGGGCCAGCCTGGTGCACCACCCGGCATGGGACCTGCTGGTAAAACAGGTCCTGGCCCGCGCCCGCCCGGAGCGTAAGAAGCTTCTACAAGATGGTGGGCCCTCGAACATAGCGGTTCAGCTCAACACCTGGCGCTTTCTGCTCGAGCAGGTCTATATCAATGCGGGCTATGAATTCCCCCAAGTCCTACGAGACTTCTTTGAATAAAGGAGATTCAAGGGTTCATGCCGTAACCTCGGGGCATGGATAAAGAAACACCCCCGGTC